GCAAACAACACAAGAAAATAACAAACAAAGCAGTAGACGCGGTGTTTAGTCTTATAACAGGAGAGAAGGAAACAAAATGAGCGAGCGTAAATTAAAAAGATTAAAAGAAAAGAAATTCCAAACTGAACATCTTATGGATATGCTTGAGGCCTCAATTAAAAGAACTGCAGGAACATACGGCATGGAAATGGGTGGAGTTCTTGCTTCCGAGAAAATAAAGACATATGTAAAGTTAAAAGAAAAACTATTTCAAATAAATCATAAAATCAAGTTGCTTGAGGGTTTAGGGAGTTAAAGAATAATGGCAGATGTAAAAATAATTAGAGCAACAGATCAAGAAATAGTAGATATATTGGTGGAAGAAATTATGCAATGTTCTGAAATGGCTTTAGCTGGTAATGATCTAGAGGCTTTCAATGTAGCTGACAAAATCTTAAAGGAGCTTAGGAGTCGAGTTATGCGTGAATTAAAACTTCCCTATTCACGAGTTTGGTTTACTAAATATAAAAAGGACGCATTGGGTTTAGGGAGTTAAAGAATAATGAATGAAGATCAAGAATTTTTCGCAGAAGTTTACAAGACAGCAAATTTGAATCGGTATGGAGGGGAAAGACGTGCTCAAGAAATATTTACTCATTACATGAAAGAGAAATACGAGTATGAGAAGAAAATTCTAGATGATCTTATTGAATCTAGAGCAGGGGTTGAGGAGGGTACTGTATGAACAATTGCACAAAATGTAAAAAATTATATACGACAAACGAACATCCCGATTACAGCGATAATCTATGTGACTCTTGCTACAACAAACGTAACAGGAAACTAAAAGAATTGTCTGAACAATCATTTTTTAACCAGGAAATATTTGATGCGATGCCAGCACGAATGCAACCTAGCGAAACTTATATGACAGATGATCAGATAGAAAGCATGGAACATTACTCATGAACAATGAACAACAAACATGGATACTAAAACCAGGGCATGAAATATTAAATGGTAAAGATAATGATTACGAATGGACTGCATTAGTAAAACCTGGTGAGGATGTTACTACAGGGTTCTGTTCAACTATAAGCACAACTATTTGGGAGAAGCATTTTATGCCTTTGAACGTGTCTGGGCTTACAAGACAAGTAGAAGAATCCTTGACGTTTTTATGTCAATATGCTTACGATGCTGGATATACGACAGGAGACGATAGAACAGTCACAGGTAAAGATGTAGACCTGAGTGTTAAAACAACAGCTCTAAAGATTGTGGGCTTGTTATTAAACCAAGAGAAAGAAACAAAATGACTTATATAGAAATTTACGAACAAAAGGAAAACGATGCAGCAATGTGAAAAATGTGAGGAATGGTTCATTCGTAGAACTACACGAATGGTCGGATTAAAATACTGTTCAGAACGATGCGCGAAAAATATGGCACAGAAACAATATCGCCTTCGTAAATCTAACAATCTAAATACTACTAATTGTGGAAAAGATGTGTAAAACTAGAGTATATGGGAACAACAAAGAAAACACCAACAAAAACCAAAGTGCCCGTCCAAAAAAAAGTTGTCAAAAAGACACCCAAAAAGGTTGTAAAAAAGAAAACGGTTAAAGCCAAAAAAGCCGACAACCCTGTAGGTAGACCAATATCGTTAGAAGACCCAGAGATACGCGCAAAATTCTTGTTAGCAGCCGGCTTCAACATGAGCGTCGAAGCATGTAGCGCATACGCAAAAATATCTAAACAAACCTATTACACGTATATCAAAACCCACCCCGAATTTGTGGACGAGATGGAACAAAATAGGCAGATACCATACCAGAAGGCCGTCCAAGCAATAATCAACAACTTTGCTAAAGATCCACATCTTGCTTTGAAATATTTAGAACGCCGACATAAAGACGAGTTCTCTCTCCGCCAAGAAATCACTGGAGCTGATGGGAAACAATTAATTGGTGGGCTTGCAGGGCTAGTAAGCAAAGCCAAGGTAGTATTAGATGAGCATGGAAAATCTAAAAACAAATGAAGATATTGATGTTGTAGTAGCAGCCCTGCAGGTTTCGCCTAGCTTTTTTACTAAAGAAATATTAGGTACAGAATTTTGGAGCAAGCAAGAAGAAATAGCAATCTCGGTTCGGGATAATCGTTATACGACGGTGCGGGCTTGCCATGATGTTGGTAAAACTTATGTTGCTTCTCGTATCGCTTTATGGTATTTATATTCTCACCCTCAATCGATTGTTGTTACTACTGCCCCGACGATGCGTCAAGTAGAAAACCTATTATGGCGAGAATTACGTGCTGCTCATGAGAATGCTATTCAGGAACTTGGCGGCGATCCTTTAAAGACCCGCCTTGAATTATCGACTGACTGGTATGCCATCGGAGCATCTTCAGGCGACCCCGATAAGCTTCAAGGATTCCATGCAGCAAGCGGAAACATTCTAATTATTGTTGATGAAGCTGCAGGTGTCAACGAGGACGCGTTCGAAGCGATCGAAGGTATGATGACATCAGAAAAAGCACGAATGTTGATGATCGGTAACCCAACTTCTGCCACTGGCTCATTCAGACAATCGCATCACTCTTGGGAGCATGCCAACAAAATACATATTTCTGCTTTCGATTCACCCAACTTTGTTAACAATGGTATCAATACGATCGAAGATTTACGAGAAGCAAACCTAGACAATATCGAAATAGTAAACCCTTATCTTGTTGCTCCGCGCTGGGCGTATGAGAAGATAGATTCTTGGGGCATAGATTCGCCAATGTTTCAAGCGCGCGTGTTAGGTAATTTTCCTAGCCAATCTGCGAATACTGTAATACCTTTGAACGCTTTAGAGCAAGCATGCACAGAAGAACATCGCGCAAAAATTAAAGCTAAAGGCGGAATGTTTTATCTTGGTGTTGACCCTGCACGATTCGGTAACGACGAAACAGTCTTGACTCCTCGTTATGGAGGTTATGTGCCTGAACAATTAACAAGCCCTTATACTTCTATACCAGCAACAGTAGGACTAATAAAACAATACTCTAACCCTAGACCCGATGGTATATATGTCGATGTAGACGGCTTGGGCGGTGGAGTCTACGATATTTTGCGTGAAGCTAAATATGATATGGCGATAGAAATACATAACAACGCTAAAGCACTACCCGACGATACAGGACTCACATTCGCAAATTTAGCTTCTCAGTTATGGTGGAGAGCAAGAACAATGTTTATAGCTGGAGAACTCGCGATCCCTAACGACGACAAACTTATAATGCAACTCTCAACACGTAAATATTCTTTCACTGGTAAAGGCTTGACGATAGAATCTAAAGACGTTTGGAAAAAAAGATATGGCAACAAATCGTGCGACCGTGCTGACTCATTCATATACTCATTAGCTGATATACTAGGAAATGAGACGACAGTTCAAGCTTCTGCAGGACGTAACGTGTCAGATTATATTAACGAACGTTTGAGAGAATAAATGAGCAAGATCGGCCAATTCATTACTAGCCTAGCTAAGACACCTGCAGCTCCTAACACTATCGAAATTGGTACTTCTGCGAGCGGTAGTTTGCCTAGTATTTTTAACGAAGAATTTATAGATACCGATAAAGTTAAAGCTGCCGATCTTAAAAAGATGCTCGACTCTGATGGTACTATCCAAGCCCTATATAACACTATTGTCATGTCGTTATTGGGTAGAAATTGGACTATTGAAGCTGATGACGATTCGCCTGCTGCTATAGAACAATCTGCTTGGGTTGAAGATCAGTTAAGGATGCCACCACACAAGGGAGGTATGTCTACACCATTCGATCTTGTTATAGCTCAGGCTTTAAGGGCAGTCATTGAGGGTTATGCAGGATTCGAAAAAGTGTTCGCTATTTCTGATGGCAAAGTAGTATTTCGTAAAGTAGCTTGGAGAGACCCTACAACAATAAGTATGCGTACTGATGATAGGGGAGGATTTAACGGCTTTAGGCAAAGAGCATATATTGGTAACACTTATGCTGATGTAACAATACCTTTAGATCGCAGCTTTCTTTATACGTATGGTAAAGAGTTTCATAATCTTAAAGGCAGGTCTGCTTTCCTTGCAGCATATTCTAGCTATGATAAGAAAAGACGTTTACTATATTTTGCTGAGCAACAAGCACAAGCTGATGCTTTGAAAGTAAAAATTGTTGAGGGTAAAGAACGAGCCTCACAAGACGAACTAGATGAGACTGTTGCTGCTGTCGATGAGATAGGTTTTAAAGCTACTGTTGGTGTACCTAACGGATATAAAGTTAGTGCGCTCGACACAGGTTCAACTTATGATCTTCTGCCTTTAATCGAATTTCAGAACGCAGAAATGGCAAGATCAGTACTCGCGATGTTTATTCTTCTTGGTACTGGCTCTAATACTGGTGCTTATGCTTTGTCTCAAGATCAATCAGACTTCTTCGTACAAGCTTTAATGTCAATAAGTAAGTCATTAGAACAACATATAACTTCTTATCTAATACCCGATTTGTATAAATATAATTATGCGACACCCGAATACGGCACTTTCAAGTTCGAAGATATTACAGACTCAACAACAGAATTATTGAAAGAAACATTTATCAAACTTACCGAGAAAGATCGTCTGCCACAAGAAATAGTAGATGGTGTTATACAGAAGATGGCTGACAAACTCGATATAGATATTGATATGCTAGAACAAGCAATAGCTGAGCCAATACAAGACCCGACAGTTGACCCTATTGCAGAAGTTGTTGAACCTATACCAGCATTATCTTTAAGCACAGATGCTTGGAGAAGATCTTTAACAAAAGCAGAAACAAAAGTCAACTTTGCGAGCATAGAAAACAAACTTAACAGTCTCGAAGCCGACACAGAACGTAACATTAGAGCGATATACGATGCTCTAGTTGCCAACGCTTTACCTAAAATAGATAAATATGTTGCTGCTGGACAATACGAGAAGCTGACAGAAAAAAATCTGTTCGATGAAAATCTAAAAAACCAGTATGTTAAAGCCTTAAAAGAAGCAGGGTTGGATGCTTATACGTATGGTAAGAATGGTGCGAGCGACGAATTGTTTATCCCTATTCCTTCTACGCCTAAAGAATCTAAAGATTTCTTCCAAAATAACGCTGTTACTATTGTTGAAAAACAGTTGTCTGATCTGATTTTTAAGATACAAACAGAAGTTAGCAAGGCTCAACGTAAAGACCAACTATCCACAAGGTTATCCACAGGTGATATTATTGTTGCAGTAACAGCAATGTTTACTGATTATTACCAGAATACTATCGGGCTGACAGCTACAGCTATAGCAGCTATCGCTATCAATAAAGGTCGTAAAGATGTTTTTGATGTGGCTAAAGAAAAAATATATGCTTACCAATACTCAGCCCTGTTAGATAATCGTACCTGTCCTACATGTGAAGAACTCGACGGGAAAGTCCTGTCAGAAACAGAATACAAAAACACTACCTACGACCCACCAATACATCATAACTGCCGTTGTATATGGGTTGCTATTCTCCAAGACGAAATAGACCCTCCTGACATTACTGGCTTCCCCGATACTTCAAGACTTCTAGAACCTTCATTATCTAAAGATATGGAAGATCAAATAGTTGAGCTAACACAAAAAGCAGTAAAAAAAGCTGTTGCTGACGAGGTTGATAAACTATTAGCAGAGGATTAACTTATGGCTAATAAGATCGAACAGATAGCATTAAAAGAAAAAAAGAAGATACAAGCTAAACAAGATGCTGATGTTATACGTTTCTCAAAAAAAATAGCAGAAGAAATCTTAAACAATATAGGACAATTAGATCGTGACGATAAAAAAGAGTTACAAGAAAGCATTGTTAGCCTATCTAAATCTGTAGCAGAAGCAATAGTATCTTCTAACACTACTTTTGATAATACTCTTAAAGACAATTTCAGTAAACTTCTCGTTGCAACCAAAAATAACGATAATAGAGCAGATCAAAACAAGATTTTTAAACAGATAGGAACATCACTATCTAACTTCGAAGTAGCTTTGAGCCGTTTAGAGTTATCGCCACAAATAAATGTTACTGGGCTTACTAAAGAGGAATTAAAAAAAGAGATAGATAAAATTCTTTCTAAGCTACCTGCATCTTCTAAAAGAGAAGTTGTTATTGCTTACGAGAACGCTAACCCTGACAAGTATATTAACGTCCGTTTGACTGATGGTATAGAACATTATAAAGCTTTAGCTGGGGGCGGTGGTGGTACTCCTGATGGTGCTACTGTTAGTAAACAAGACGAGATTATTACAGCAATTCAGGGTATTTCTGGAAGTGTTAATTATACGACCAGGATTGTTACTGTTGGTTCTTTAACATATATTGGTAATGCTGCTATAGGTTCTGCAACATCTGTCGCAGTATGGCAAATTAAACGGCTTGCAACCCCTGGTTTAACTAAACTATGGGCTGATGGTAACGATAATTTTGATAATGTTTGGGACGATAGAGAAAGCTTGAGTTATAGCTAATGGCTACACGACATGTTACATATACTTTAGAAAACGCTCAGGTCACTTTAGATCGTAGTACAGATATAGATTTAATTAACGAGATTGAAGCTAACGGATATTTAGCAAAAGATGACGTGACTAACCCTGAGGCAGACATTATTGAAGAAGGTGCTTTAGTTTTAACTGTTGACGGTGAACGTATAGTAGTAGCAGAGGAAGATTTGACACGTGGCAACATTTAACCTTGTAGCAGATACCCGTTTACGTCAACTTGTAGGACGTACTGGTTCGGATGTAGTAAACAATTTAGGTTTTGCTTTTACTATTGATACTCATACTTGTTTTGGTACTGGAGCTACTACTTCTACAATTATAAGTTCTGTTACTGGTTCTTCTACTTTGGGTGGTGACATTAAAATTCGTGGAGATCAAACACGACTTGTTCCTTTTGATACAGGTAGTGGTACTGTTCCTGCATATGATACTGTGATTACTGGTTCTGGTGGAGGCTCTGGACTTTTACAGGGTGTATATACGGCTGCTCTTAACGCTGCACCTTTAACTCCTGGCGATGCCATGCCAGCAAGCGGATATTTTCTTTTGAGCGAATGGAACTCTGTTACTTTTCCTGATAATAATACTTTGACTGGTATTAGCGCAATAGTATGTATCGACCATATTTTGGGTTCTGGTACTGACCGTTGGGGTTGGATAGAAGTTGTAGGTGTTGAAGGTTCAACATGGACTATAAACGGGTTAAATAACCAGTCTAATATTGCTGTTAAAGG